TTTTGAAGTAATAAAATTTTGACTATCTTTTATATTTACTTTGTTCATTATAACCTCTCCTTAAAGGTAAGCGCCTAATATAAGGGTATCTGTTCGCTTGGTCATATATTTGCCATAATAGTAGTAATCACATATGCCAGCATTTTACTCTATGATCCGGCGCTAGGATCTAGCAGTAAGCAAGCATTTTACTACAATTATGGAGGTTACATTTATGCAGACAGAAAGACGAACTGCCGATGAGCAATACCGGCTCATCATGGAATGTCGCAGCAGCGGACTAAGCGATTTTCAGTGGTGCAACGAGCACGGGATCAAACCCGGTACATTCTACAACTGGGTCAAGCGGCTTCGCAAAAAATCCTGCTATGATATTCCGCCGGCAACAGGCCGGGGAGGCTATAAGCCTTCGGAACAACAGGATGTTGTCAAACTTGAAATCGTTGACCAGCCTGTTCTGCACGAAGAGACACCACAGCTTTTAAGCGTGCTTCCGGATCATACGGATACAAACTGTATGGAAGCAACTGCTGAGATCAAACTCGGCTCCGCCCTGATCAGGATTTCAAATGATATAGATCCGGCACTTTTAGCACAGATCATCCGGTCTGTGGGAGGTGCATCATGCTAGGCGACATTACAGCTGCAACAGATATTTATATCATTTGTGGCTACACCGATATGAGAAAATCAATCGATGGTCTGTGCGCCATCATCAGAGACCAGCTTCACTTTGAACCGGAGCATACCACCGCGCTCTACCTTTTCTGCGGCAGACGCAATGACAGGATAAAGGCACTCCTTCATGAGAATGACGGTTTTGTGCTTTTATATAAACGCCTCGATCATAACACCGGAAAATACCGGTGGCCACGTAACCGTGACGAGGTGAAAACCATTACATGGAGGCAGTTTGACTGGCTCATGTCCGGTCTTGAGATCGAGCAGCCAAAGGCAATAAAAAGTGCCTGAAACGCTTGATTTTTCTAGGCTTTTGCACCTGTTTATGGTACAATAGAAACAGACGAACCCCGAACCCTTGATTTTTCAGAGGTTCGGGGTTTTCTTGTTACTAATGTGTGTATAGTTCAGCGTTCAGCGGCCTAAAATGTTCACCGGTTTGAACCCTATGGAATCAGTTCCACGGTGGCCTTCAGTTCGTCCAAAGTCTTGTGATTATAGACCCGGTTTCCCGTGTCCTTGGACACATGACCCATGAGCAAATCAATACATTTCCGGTTGGCCCCGGCGCTATCCAATTTGGTTTCAAAGGTGTGGCGGCATTCGTGCGGGGTATGGTTCAGCTTCAGGGCCTTCATAATATCCGCCCAAAATATCCGGTATTGGGTTTGGTTGCAAACTTTCCCGTTGTAGCTGATCAGCCGGGGGCCACCTTCGGCAAGCCGCCGTTCAATCAATGGCCTGATCTTTGGATGGATGGGAACAATGCGGTTCTTACCGGCTTTCGTTTTGGTGCCGCCCTTCATCGTGCCTTCCTTCAAGTCTATATCTTCAGGTTTCAGGTTCAAAAATTCAGAGATACGCCACCCGGAATATAGCAAGATCAAAACAGTATCAACCCAAGGATCAGACTGATGTTCCCACACCGTTTTGATTTCATCGTTGGTGAACGGAAGGCGGCTGGTGGGCGGTATTGGATCAGAAGTCAGAAGTTCGGAGAAGCACCGGTTTATTATATCCATTTCAAGGGCGAACCGGTCAAGGTGGCCCCACAAGTTCTTGATGGCCGCTTGGGTGCTATACCCTTTCCCACAACCATCAATGGTTTCTTGCATTTGGTAGGATCGCAGTTGTTTATAAGGCTTGTTCACATACGCTGAACAATGTTTGAACGCTGAACAGAGGGAAGAACGGTTGGATTCCCCCAGCTTCGGGGCCTTCTTTTCTTTCCAGAGGTCAAAAAGCTGTTGAAGGGTGATCTTGGCCCGGTCAACATCCCAAGGATCACGGTTGTATTCAGCAAGCATGATGTTCCCGGCTTCACGGGTTTCAGCATAGCCGATAATGTCATAGATGGGGTGGCCTTTGTCATTCCAACCTATGGTTTTCTTCACAATATATGGGCGGCGGCGTTGGCCTGATAGCTTTGCAACCGTTCCATACCCGTTTGGATTTCGCATTATATCACCTGAACTTTCAAAATTGGGTATGGCAAAGCTAAACCCCATGTGATATAATGTTCAAAGGCGTTTGAAACATTAACTTCAAAAGGGTTTGTTTCGCCTGACCGCTTCCGGTGTGCAAGACCGGGGGCGGTCATTTTTTTTTTGCATTTGTTCCATATCCGTTCCGCTTAAAATCCTTGCGGGGTGCGGCTTTGAGAGAATGGAACACTTGGAACGGATATTATATTACTTCAAAGAGTAGATAAAAAAATATATAAAAGAAAAAAAGTATATAGAGAACCGGTGCTTTATCTGTTCCACCTGTTCCAAAGCCTTGATTTTCCTGTGTTTTCAGGGATTGGACGGCGGAACGGATGTGGACAGATCGAGTTTGGCAAGTTCACCTTTGACCTGTTCCAGAACTTCAGGATATTCAGAATCAGGGTTCATGGAATATTGATCTTCGTATTCTTTCAGGGTGTTCAGATACCGGTTCCAATGGGTGGCTTTGGCCTTTGCGGTTTTCAATTCATCGATCTTGGCTTTCTGATCGGAATAGGAATCTAACAAAACCCGTTCTTTCTGACTATCAGCCGCCTTGAAGAAAGAAGCTGGAAGATCAGATGTGTAAGGGATGATCCCGGCCTTGGCCGCTTGATCCACCGTCAGGGCTATTTGCATACCATATTCATAGCGGGAAAAGAATGTTTCAAGGTTCTTCGTCTTTTCAAAGATGTTCAAACAATCTTGAACAATCCGCACATGGTTTTTGGCTTCTGCTACGGTGTAGGCCCCCGGCATGGATTTAATAGCCCGTTCCGGGTTCAGATTGGAATGAACCTGAACGGCGGGTTCTGTTTTGGGTGGGGCCTTCTGTTTTGGCTTTCTTTTTCGCAGAAGCAGGAACAGGAAGAACCCCATAATGACATCCATTATGATGAACACGGGGCGGAGTTCTGGCGCTTCCGTAAAAAACATGATTGTGTAGACGATAAACCCGAAACTGAAAAAGAAGATTCCAAAGCCTTTCAAGAACTTCTTCACCGAATCACCTTCTATCTAATATCGCTTTGGAAGGCTACGGCTTTTCCAAGAATTCTGATATGGTTCAGTTCTTCACCGGTATAAATCAAATCTTCATATTTAGAGTTTTCGGCTTTCAGAATCAGCAAGTTCTTTTCAGGATAATAGTTCACCCGCTTCAAAGTAGCTTCATCATCAATGATAACGGCGGCAATTTCACCATCATCAACCATATCCTGTTGCTGGATGAACACAATATCACCATCATAGATTCTGGCCCCAATCATGGAATCACCCCTTGCCCGTAAGCAAAAGTCAGCCTGAATACCGGCCCCAGCTTCCACATATAGTTCCTTTTCTTCATTGGCAACAATGGGTTTGCCACAAGCAATATCCCCCAACAGCGGGAAACGCTTGGTTTCAATGGGAAAAAGATTATCAAAGAACTTCAGTTTTTCAGCGTCAAGTTTCTGATTTGGTTCATTCCATCCCATGATATAGGCCGGTGTAGTATCTAATGCGTCAGCAATAGCCTTGATTTTAGATTGAGTAAGGTTACGCTGATCAAGTTCAATCTTATTTATTGAAGAACGGGATTTGTACCCTAATCTTTTACCAAGTTCATCTTGGGATAAACCAAGTTCTTCCCGGCGATTGCGAATTCTGCTTCCTATTGTGGACAAGTGAATGACCCCCTTTCTGTTACTAATTATACGGCGCTGTTGGCGGCTTGTCAACATATTTTTAGCTTTTTCAAAAAAGATGTTGACATTCTTCCTACATCGTGGTAGTATGTGAGTGTAGTCAAGATGCCTACCGATTTTGAAGAAAGGGGTGATTGCCGTATGACCAACACAGAGCTGTTGCGTGAGAAGATCGACCAGTCCGGTTATAAACTTCGGTTTATTGCCAAGAAGATTGGAATTACCTATCAGGGCCTTTTGAATAAGATCAATAACCGTAGTGAATTTCGGGCCAATGAGATTCAGGCTTTGTATGATCTTCTTGGCCTGACGGAAGAAGAACGAGTGGCGATTTTTTTTGCCTGTTAAGTAGGCAAAAAGTCTACAAATGGAGTAAGAACCATGAATGAAGTCAGTTTGAAACCGGTCATTGATGAACTTGAAACCTTGTTTTCAAAGTTCAACAAAGCCTTCTTTGAAGGGAAGCTGGAAAAGCCTGTGATCACCGTTTCCCCGGATCATACCCGTGGGGCCTATGGGTGGTGTACCGGTTGGAAGGCGTGGCAAGACGGCACCAAGGAAGGCGGCTATTACGAAATCAACCTGTGCGCCGAATACCTGAACCGCCCCTTTGAAGAAACCTGTGGAACCTTGCTTCACGAAATGGTTCACCTTCAGAACCTTCAGGACAATGTTCAAGACACTTCCCGTTCTGGTTCCTACCACAACCGGAAGTTCAAGGAAACCGCTGAAGCCCACGGGCTGATCGTGGAGAAAGGCGAAAAGTACGGATGGCACAAAACCACCCTGAACCCGCAAGCTGAAGCCTTTGTGAAATCCCTTGGCAAGTCCGGGTTCTGTCTGGTTCGGCCCCGTACCAATCCGCTGAAAGGTTCCCGGAAGGGCGGTGGATCAAGTTCCCGTAAGTATGTTTGCCCTTGTTGCGGAACCATCATCCGGGCCACCAAGGAAGTTCATGTTCTCTGTGGGGAATGTGAAGTGGCCTTTGAAGAACAGGAGTGATAACCAATGAATGAAATAAACCCGAAACCCGAATATTGGGTTCTATCCCTTTCGGGTGGTAAGGATTCCACCGCCCTTGGCCTTGAATGGCTGGCCCGACACAAGGCCGATCCTGTCACATATCCCCTTCATGAAGTGGTGTACTGTGACACATGGATGGAGTTCCCGGCCATGATGGAGCATATCAACCAGCTTGAAAAAATCTTCATGGATGCGGGAATCAAGTTCACACGGGTTCAAAATCCAAAATCTTTTGATTGGTTCATGTTTGAATACCAACCCAAGCGCCACAACCCTGAATTGCAAGATAAAAAAGGTCAAAGCTGGCCGGGGCCGCAAGCCCGTTGGTGTACTGCTGAATTGAAAACCAGAATCATCAATAAGTATCTCGCCCATCTTCGTGAAGAATACACCGTTATTCAGTTGATTGGCCTTGCGGCTGATGAAGAATACCGGTTGGAACGGGAACACAATCAGAACCCCGAACACCGTCACCCATTGGCGGAATAGGGTTGGACGGAAGCCGATTGTTTGAAATACTGCTATTCCCACGGTTTTGATTGGGGTGGCTTGTATGAGATTTTCCACCGGGTTTCCTGTTGGTGCTGTCCGTTGCAGAGCCTTGAAGAATTACGGAACTTGCGAAAACATTTTCCCGATCTGTGGGCAAAGCTGTTGGACATGGAACACCGGACTTGGCGAACCTTCCGGGCTGATTATTCAGTTGATCAACTGGAAATCCGCTTTGCTTTTGAAGAAGAACGGCTTGCCGCTGGCCTTCCGATCAACCGAACCCGTGAATTTATGACCGAACTTCGGAAACGGCTTGCCGAATCTGAAATTAAAAAATGAAAGGAGTACGCACAATGACCACCTTTGCAGAGCGTTTGAAAAACGCTATGGAACAGGCCAACATGAGCCAATCCGCCCTGTCTGAACAGGCCGGGGCTTCCAAGGCCGCTATCAGCCAATACCTTTCCGGGAAGAACACCCCCGGCCCTGACCGTATCAAGGCCCTTGCCGATGCAACCGGCGTTTCCTTTGATTACCTGATGGGTTATGGAGCCGCCCCGGTTGCGGAACCGCCCATCAAGAAGATCAGCGTGAAGGAAGCCGCCCGGTGCATGGGAAAATCTGATCAGTTTGTCAGAATCGGCCTTCAGCGTGGCCTTCTTCCCTTCGGGAACGCTGTTCCCGGAACCGGCGCTTGCTGGAATTACTACATCAACCCCACCAAGTTCCGTGATTATGTGGGCGCTGATCAGTTCAATTCCTTCTTCGGCCTTACGGCCTGAAAGGGGAACACCGATGGATAACACCCGTGATGAACTGTTGGATTTGATCAGGAACGCCACCAACATTGATATGATTTGCTTCTTCGCCATTATCTATGTGGTTGCGCCCGATTCCCCCCCCTATACGCCTATCGCCACCCGTGGCGAACTGAAGAAGGCAATTAAGCAGTTGCGGAGCGCCCAGCATAGCCCGGATTGCCCCGCTGAAATGTCTGAAGGCTTTGAAACGGCGATTCAGTACATCCGCCGTGAATGGCTTCACCAATGAAAGGATGGTTTATATGCTTCAGATCGGAATGATCGTTAAAATCTTGCCCGATGCGGAATACAGCGGCAAGTTCACCGGCTACATCGGCAAGGTGAAGAATTACTTTTCGCAGAACAAGAAGGTTGGCGTGGAACTTTTTCAGCAGACGAATGACGCAAGTTCCAAGGGCCTGTTTTGGTTCTCTGAATCCAAGGTGGTTGCGGCGGGTAGTCTGCCTGATGCCATGATGGAATATATCAAGGCCGATCTTAACGCCACCTTTGGCGTTGCAAATCACATTCGCCGTTCCCGTCAGACCGGCCTTCCGCAGATCAAGAAGGTCATTTATAGCGGCCCCAAGACAATCATTCTGTGGGCCGACAACACCAAAACCATTGTTTCCTGTGGGGAAGCGGATGCCTATGACTACTATTCCGGTTTCTGTGCCGCTGTGGTCAAGAAACTGTTCGGTTCCACCACCCACGCCAAAAAGGTTTTGGGTGATTCCATTCAGATCAATGATTAACCTGTTTCAGCACCAGCAACAGGCCCTTGATGAAACCGAGGGGAAGAACCGGGTGGCCTATTACCTTGATATGGGCCTTGGGAAAACCTTTGTTGGTTCCGAAAAAATGATGAAGCTGAACAAGCGGATCAATCTGGTGGTGTGCCAATGTTCAAAAGTTCAAGACTGGATTGAACATTTTCAAGACCACTACACCCGGAATTGTGTGTTCGACCTGACCAACCCCAAAACCTTCAAATGGTTCTTTGAACAGGTTCAGCATGAAGTTCCAACCCTGATGATTGGCGTGATCAACTACGAACTGACTTTCAGGCGGAATGTGCTGAAAACCCTGACCGGCTTCACGCTGATGTTGGATGAAAGTTCCCTGATCCAGAACGAGAACGCCAAACGATCAAAGTTCATTCTTGGGCTGAAACCGGATAATGTGATCCTTCTGTCAGGCACCCCCACGGGCGGCAAGTATGAAAACCTGTGGAGCCAATGTCAACTGTTGGGGTGGAAGATTTCAAAAGAACTGTTCTGGAAGCAGTACATTCAAACGGAATGGGTTGAAACCGATGGATTTTGGCGGCAACAGATTACCGGCTATAAGAATGTTAACCGGCTGAAGATGAAGCTGGCCGAACATGGGGCCGTTTTTATGACCACCGAACAGGCCGGGATCAGCCTTCCAAAGCGGAACTGGATCAAGGTCAAAACCCGTCCTTCACCCCTTTATTGGAAGTTCTGGAATGATCGCTATATTGCGATTGACAGCGCCAACCTTGGTGAATTTGAACTGGATGCGGATTTCTACGGTTCCAATGCCCATTGTGAACGGGAATTGATCGGTGATACCAGTTTGACCCGCCGCCTTTACGCCCGTCAGCTTTGCGGCCTATATAACCCGGCCCGTTATGAAGCCTTCCGGGATTTGGTGAACAGCACAGAAGATCGCTTGATTGTGTTCTATAACTTCACGGAAGAAATGGAACGCCTGAAGGGGATTGCCAAGGGCCTGAACCGGCCTGTGTCTGTTCTTTCCGGTGAAGAAAAGAACTTGGATGCTTACCGCTACCAGCACAACAGCATTACCTTCATTCAGTATCAGGCCGGTGCAATGGGTGGAAACTTCCAACTTGCCAACAAAATCATTTACTTCAGCCTTCCCCAAGGTTCTGAACTGTGGGAGCAATCCCAAAAGCGTATTCACCGCCTTGGGCAAGAACGGCCCTGTTTCTATTACCTGATGATCTGTCCGGGAACGGTTGAAGAAGATATTCTTTCCACTTTGGAAATGAGAAAGGACTATACCGATGAACTATTCAGAAAGTATGAGCAAGCGGCAACAGCGCCGCAAAGCCCTTAACCAGCGGTTCAGGCGGATGTTCCTTGTGGCCCTTCTGATGGGCCTTGCAATGGGGTTTATATTTGGGCGCTGTTCTGCTGTCAACAGCAAGGCCCCGGATGCCCCCATTGAACCGGATCAGCTTACCGCCGTGACCCCGGATGTGACCTTGGAGCCGGTGGAAATTCCGCTGGTGGAAGAACCCGCCGAACCTGAACCGGTGCTGTTGGGCAGTTTCAGAGTTACCGCCTATTGTTCCTGTGAAAAGTGTTGCGGCGAATGGGCCAAGAACCGGCCCAACGGCATTGTGTATGGTGCCGCTGGTGTGGAACTGAAAGCCGGTGTTTCCTGTGCTTCCCCGCTTCCCTTGGGAACCGTGGTGGAAGTGGAAGGCTTGGGTGAATACATCGTTCAGGATCGCCCCGCCCAATGGGTGATTGACAAATACGGTGAAAACCAGATCGACATTTATTTTGACAACCATGAAGCCGCTTCCGCCTTCGGCCTGAAGCAGTTGAATGTTTATCTGAAAGGAGAACCCGAAAAATGATCAAATGTGAAAATGCTTGCCCCCGTGGAAAATTTGATGGGTGTTGCCACAAATGCCCGGATTTCCACACTTGTCCTGATTCCTGTCAGGAAAACCCGAACGCCTGTGGTTCGGCCACCTTCGATGAAGAAACGGCCCTTCAGGAGTTCAAGAACACACAGCTTGCCACCTTGAACGCCATTGCTTCCCTGACCGCCCACAAGAAGGCCATTGAGGAACAGGAAAAGGAAATGAAGGCCAAGCTGTATGAAGCAATGGTGAAGTTTGGCGTGGATAAGTTTGAATCCGATGTTCTGAACCTTACCCTTGTGAAGCCCACCAACGCCACCAGCATTGATTCCACCAAGCTGAAGAAGAAATACCCGGACATTGCTTCCGAGTGTTCCAAGACCACCGCCAAGGCCGGTTATGTGAAGATCACCCTGAAAGGGGATAAGTCATGAGTTGCCGGGGCTTTGAACCTGTTTGCACCAATAATGAACTTCGGGAGTATTTCAGCGCCAAGGGCCTGACCTATGACAGCATTGATGAAGGTGATATTTTGATCCTTTGCATGATGCTTCAGAAGGAATTGAAGAAATCCAATAAGGCTGGTGAAACTTCCGTCACCATGACTTTAAGCAAACGGGTTGACATGAAGAAGGCCACCAACGGCCACATTACCGAGTGTTACATCTACATGAACGCCCACTATTTCACCCGGCGTGAATGTATCAGCTTCAACCGGGATGGGTGGATTGGCTTTGCAGGATGGGCCGATGATGGCAACACTAACCCGTTGCGCCGTGCCTTCCTTGCATGGTGTGACTATTTGGCGGAAGGTGGTGGGGCCGATGGCAAGGGATGAAGTGTGGGATGCCCTGAAAAATCATGCCAAACAGGTTCATTCAGAACGGGTTGCAAAAAATCCCGACCGGATCGCCTATGCCATTCAGCAGTTTGAAGCCCACGGCATTGAATACCAACTGAAAAATGAGCAAACAGGCCACTTCCATTGTTGGCGGAAGTCTGATGATAAACTGTTCCAATTCTACGCTGGAACGGGTAAAATTCAGGGCTTCACCCAAGTCAGAGGTATTCACAGCCTGATTCAGATGTTGGAGGGGTGAGCCGATGGCCGGTGAAAAAAACTTTGAAAATCGCCTGAAGAAATGGCTGGAAGCTGAAGGGATATATCCCTTGGGTGAACCTGTTGACCGCATGAGCGCCCCGCCCTGTGGCTTCTATGAAAAGCGTTGGGGTGGAAGCCGGTATGTGAAAAGCGGCCTTCCCGATATGCGGATCACCGTGAAGGGCATTGCCCTTGAAGTGGAGCTGAAGGCCACCGATGGAACCCCATCTGTGCTTCAAAAGCGTAATTTGGCCCAAATCAACGGTTCACAGGGGTTCGGGTTCATCCTTTACCCGGAAGGCTTTGAAGCCTTCAAGACTATTGTGAAAGGGGTGAAACAATGCGAGTTTCCCACAGCCGGGTTGAAGTCTTTGATAGATGCCCATACAAATACCGCTTGCGATATGTGGAAGGGATAGACACGATCCCGAACACGGACGCAGACAACGCCCTGATCCTTGGCACCGCCCTTCACACCGGCATTGAAGAAGGGGTTGAACAAGCCCTTGACTTCTACAAGAACAGCTTCCCGGTTCTGACGGATGATCACATTCATGAAATGATGAAGTTGGAAGCCATGATCCCCAAGGCAAAGGCCATGTTGCCACCGGGCGGAACCTTTGAACTTCCAATCGGGAACTCTGATTTCATCGGCTTTATGGATTATCTGGTTCCCGTGGGGAAGGGCCTGAAGCTGGATGGCCTGATCACTGGTGAAGATTTGAATGAATTTGAAGCGTTTGATCTGTACGATTTCAAGTATTCCAACAACGCCAAGAACTACGCCGTTTCCGGTCAGCTTCACGAATACAAGTATTGGTATGAACTGACCCATCCCGGCCACCGGATCAGAAATATGTATTTCCTGATTGTTCCCAAGCCCAAGATCAGGCAGAAAAGCACCGAAACCCTTTCCCAATTCCGTGACCGCTTGCAAGCGGCCTTGAAAGATTCTGAACCAACGCTGATGCCGGTTCAGTACAACCCCATGAAGATTGTGGACTTCCTGACCGATGTGAAGCACATGGTTGAAGCCACAGACTTTCCCAAGAACCCAAACCATTTTTGTGGATGGTGTGAGTATGAAGAATATTGTCAGAAAGGATGGGATTATATGTTACTTCCCAAGAATGAACGCCGTGATCTGAACGCCACCAAGAAGAAGGTTGTGTGGCTTTACGGCGCACCCTTCAGCGGCAAAACCTTCTTTGCCAATCAGTTCCCCGATCCCCTGATGTTGAACACGGATGGCAACATCAAGTTTGTGGATGCCCCCTATATCGCCATTCGTGACACCGTTACGGTGGAAGGCCGTATCACCAAGCGCAAGTTGGCCTATGAAGTGTTCATGGATGCCGTGGCCGAACTGGAAAAGAAACAGAACGATTTCCGAACCATCGTGGTTGACCTTCTGGAAGATGTTTATGAATCGTGCCGGGTTTACATCTGTGACCGTCAGGGCTGGAAGCATGAATCTGATGATTCCTTCCGTGCGTGGGATATGGTCAGAAGCGAGTTCCTGAATACCCTGAAGCGGCTTGTGAATCTGGACTATGAAAACATCATCCTGATCAGCCATGAGGACAGAAGCCGTGACCTGACCCGCAAGGGCGGCGATAAGATCAGTTCCATCAAGCCGAACCTTCAGGATAAGGTGGCAAACAAGGTGGCCGGTATGGTTGATCTGGTGGCCCGTATCGTGGCGGACGATGATGAACGGGTGCTGTCTTTCAAGACTTCTGAAGTGATCTTCGGCGGTGGCCGTTTGACTGTCCGTGATAAGGAAATCCCGCTGACCTATGACGCTTTCTGTGAAGTCTACGAGGAAGCCAACCAGAAGGCCGCAGGAGCCGTGAAGCGTGGCGGCAATGCCCCGGCTACCCCCGCACCTGAAACCACCGACACGCCCACCACAGCGCCCAGCAGAAGGGGCAGAAAGGCCAAGACTGTAACCCCGCCCCCGGCTGGTAACTATGATCCGGCTGAAGATGCGGCAAAGGCGGCTTGTGGTGATCCTGATGGAACTTGGACACCGGGCGGCGGTGAAAAGGATGATTCTGTTCCTGTTGATGAACCGGCCACCGGTGACACCCCGCCTTGGAACGATCTTCCCAAATGCCCGGACGGTGAACGCATTTTCAGACAGCACGATCAGAACCCGGAAATCCCCCTTTGTCCGTCCATTGACGCTGGCCACCGTTGCCACAAGGAAGGCGGCCCCGATGGTTGCCCCCTGTGGGATCGCCCCAAGGCACAGGCAGAGGAACCCGCACCCAAGACGGATGCTAACCCGCCCCGCCGTACCCGGAAGAAGCGTGAAGAATAATGGCTGATGTGCTGATGATTGCCGGGAAGCCTGAAACCATTTTCAAGGCCCGTGATTTTGAATATCTGGTTGAAAAGCACATGGGCTATGAAGCGGCCAAGTATTTCCGGGAATACGCTGAAAAGGCTGATGAAGAAGTCAGATCGGCCAAGGCCGGTGAGAACACAGACCTTGCTTCCTATGAAGCTGACCTTGAAAGCAATCACAGAGCCTTTCAGGACATTCAGACGGAAGCCGCAGTTATCACGGGTGTTCTTCAAGAAAAACGGATAAACCGTGAGAAGATCGCCCATGCAGTCAGGGAAATTGGAAAGATAATTTCCAACCAAATATAAGGAGGAACCCAAAATGAAAAACGATGCCCTGAACCATTTCAAAGAGGAAATGAACAAGCGTGGCCTGTTCCGCAAGATTCAGGTGTGCGCCAACCTGATCCCCCCCCCGCCCGGTGCTGATGGTGAAGCCCTGATCGAACTTCATCGTTCCGCCGCCAAGATCGCCATTCGGAATTACGCTGAACATCATGAAGATTTTTGTGATGTGATGGCGGATGCGGCCCTTGATCATCTGCTGAACACCGTTCTTCCTGATGATCTGTTCATTCCTGATGGTGGTTTTTCCCCTACGAAAGAAGAAGTTGACAACATGAACAGGGCCAAGGAAACGGCTGACAAAGCGGCCAAGGTGCTTGATACCCTGTTTGGTGGGTTGGCTGATCTTCTGAAAACCATTTAATAAATACATTTTTTGGAGGTAAAAAACTATGGCTATTGATTTTGACAAGATTGATCGTTCTGTTGATCTGAAGGGCCTTCAGGCTGATGTGGAGGATGCCAAGAAGAACGGCGGCGGTGATTTCCCCACCATCCCCGCTGGCAAGTATGAAGTGAAGCTGGAAAGCATGGAGATCAAAGGCACCAAGGCCGATCCCAACCGCCCCATGCTGGCCGTGTCCTTCAAAATCCTGTCCGGTGAGTTCAAGAACCAGCGCCTTTTCATGAACCGTGTCCTTTACGGCACCAAGAATGACAAGAACATGATCGCTTCCGCTATGGGCTTCCTTGAAAAGCTGGATTCCGGTGTTCCTGTCAGCTTCACCAGCTACAAGCAGTTTTCCCAGCTTGTTCTTGATGTGGCGGAAGCTATTGATGGAACTTTGGAATATGCGGTGGACTACGATGATTCCCGCTTCAATTCCATCACCGTTGACGAGGTTTTCGAGGTTGAAAACTGAACCAAATTTTTTTACAATAGTTGTAGGCAAATAGTCTACCGCAAAGCAACTGTTGTCTACTTGAAAGATAACTTTCAAGCCGGGGCGAAAGCCCCGGAATGGCCCCAAGTGAAAGCCTTCCCGTGGCGGGGCTGATAAGGCGGCAACGCTGACCGATTTCACAAAAGCTGAAAGGATGTGAGTTGATGATCTTCTATGATTTTGAGGTTTTCCGGTATGACTGGTTGGTTGTCCTGATCGACCTGAACGCCCGGAAAGAAACCGTGATTATCAACGATCCCGACAAGCTGAAACGCTTCTATGAGGAACACAAGGGTGTGATTTGGGCCGGTTACAATTCCCGGAACTATGATCAGTACATCCTGAAGGCCATTCTGTGTGGGTTTGATCCAAAGCCTGTGAATGATTGGATCATTGCAGAGGATAAACCCGGTTACAGATATTCAAGCCTGTTCAGAGAATATCCGCTGATCAATTATGATGTGATGCCGAACCCGCCAATCAGCCTGAAAGCGCTGGAAGCGTTCATGGGCCATTCCATTAAAGAAACTTCTGTTCCCTTCGACATTGACCGGCCTTTGACTGAAGCAGAGTTGGCCGAAACGGTCAAATATTGCCGCCATGATGTGGAACAGACGGTGGAAGTGTGGTTACGGCGGAAGGAAGATGAATTTGATGCCCAAATGTCACTTGTGAAGGCGTTTCACCTTCCCATTTCTGACATTGGCCGCACCAAAGCACAGCTTTCCGCCAAAATCCTTGGGGCCGTTCAAAGGGAACACAATGATGAATTTGAAATTGAGTTCCCGCCCAGCTTGCGGATCGAAAAATACACGGAAGTTTTGAATTGGTACAAGAACCCCTTGAACCGTGATTATTCCAAAACCCTTGAACTGGATGTGGCCGGGGTTCCCCATGTGTTCGCTTGGGGTGGCCTTCACGGGGCCATTCCCAAATATCACGGGGAAGGTTGGTTTGTCAATGTGGATGTGGCTTCCTATTACCCGTCTTTGATGCTGGTTTATAAGTGGCTTTCCCGTAATGTTCACGATCCTTCCAAGTATGCGGAAATCTATCACACCCGCCTGAAGTTGAAGGCGGAGAAGAACCCCATGCAACAGCCTTACAAGATTGTTCTGAACAGCACCTATGGCGCTATGAAGGATAAGCACAATGCCATGTATGACCCCCGGCAAGCCAACAATGTTTGTGTGGGCGGTCAGCTTCTTCTTCTGGATTTGATTGAACGGCTGGAAGATCATTGTGAAATCATCCAGAGCAACACAGATGGTATTTTGGTCAAACTTCGCCGGTATGAAGATTTTGAAATGCTGGACGATCTGTGTTGGGAGTGGGAGCAAAGAACCGGGATGCGCCTTGAATTTGATGAATTTCAAAAGGTGTATCAGAAGGATGTGAACAATTACATCATTGTTCCTTCCGGGCCGCTTCGTGATGAAAAAGGGAAACCCCGCTGGAAGTGCAAGGGTGCCTATGTCAAAAAGCTGTCTGATCTGGATTATGACCTTCCCATTGTCAACCGGGCCATTGTGAACTATTTCCTTCAGGGGATCAGCCCGGAAACAACCATCATGGAATGTTCCAATCTTCGAGATTTTCAGAAGGTTGTGAAGGTGTCCAGCAAGTACAAATATGCCCTTTATTCCCCGGTGATTACGGAAGCCAAGATCAGGGATGAAAAAGGCCGTTCTAAGAAAATCACCCGCTTCAGCGGCGGTGAGGTTCAGACGGATAAAACCTTCCGGGTGTTCGCTTCCAAGGATCAGAGCAAGGGCGGAATCTTCAAGGTTTCCGGGAAAATCGTCAAGGGCCGGGAAAAGAACCCTGAAAAGTTCGGCAACACCCCGGATCATTGTTTCTTCATTAATGATGATGTGACCAACCTTCCTATCCCGGATGAACTGGACAAGCAATATTACATTGATGTTGCTTGGGATCGGTTGAAAGATTTCGGGGTGGAGCGATGAACAATAAAACCTTTCGGGGGGGGGGAGCGTTGAAGCATGGAACTGTTTAGGGGCTATGTGCCTACCAGAAACAAACAATGCCTTGAAAAGTTCAAAGGCGTTGAAAAACTGAAAACCCGTTCTGAAGTCCAAGACCTTGATGAATACGCCGGTATTCTTGGGGAAGAAACCATCCTGATTGATGTGGATGATGCGGAAACATCTGAACTTTTGTTCAGAATTGTTCAGGATTTAGAACTGAAGTGCAGAGTGTACGCCACCACACGGGGAAAACACTTCTTGTTCAAGAACTGTGGTGTTAAAAAAAGCTGGACGAAATGCACCTTGGCCGTGGGTATCACCACGGATGGAAAGGTTGGAGCCAATAACAGCTATGAAATCTTGAAGTCTGGTGGCGTGGAACGGCCCATTCTGTATGACTTCCCTGAAGGGGAGATTCAGGAACTTCCCAAGTGGCTAACCCCGGTGAAAAGCAACTATGATTTCCCGAATCTTGGGGAAGGTGATGGGCGGAACCAAACCCTGTTCAACTACATTCTGACCCTTCAGAGTGACGATTTTACCAAGGAAGAAGCCCGTGAATGTATCAGGCTGATTAACCGTTATGTGCTGAAGAAGCCACTTTCCGACAAGGAACTTGATGTGATCCTTCGGGATGATGCCTTCAAGAAAACATCCTTCTTCCGGGATAAAACCTTCCTGTTTGATAAGTTCGCCACCTACCTGAAAAACAACAACCATATTGTGAAGATCAATAACCAGCTTCACATTTACAAGGATGGTATCTATGTTTCCGGTGCCGGTGAGATTGAAGGGGCCATGATCAAGCTGATCAGCAACCTGAAACGGGCGTGGCGTTCGGAAGTCCTGTCCTATCTGGAAATCATGATTGAGGAAAACACCAAGGCCACCAACCCGAATATCATTGCTTTCAGCAACGGCCTTTACAATATCCGGGATGGTTCTTTCAAAGAGTTCACCCCGGATGTGGTCATTACAAACAAAATTCCGTGGCCGTACAACCCCGCCGCCCATGATGATCTGTTGGATCATACCTTGAACCGGCTGGCCTGTGATGATCCTGAAGTTCGGGCCTTGCTGGAAGAAATGGTGGGCTATTGTATGTACCGCCGCAATGAACTTGGCAAAGCCTTCATCCTGATTGGCGATAAGAGCAACGGCAAATCCACCTTTCTTCATGTGGTGAAGAACCTTCTTGGGGATCAGAACATTGCTTCCCTTGACCTGAAGGAATTGGGCGATAGGTTCAAAACCGCTGAACTATTTGGCAAGCTGGCGAACATCGGTGATGATATTGGTGATGAATTTATTGCCAATGCTTCCGTGTTCAAGAAGCTGGTCACAGGTGATCGGGTGAATGTGGAGCGCAAAGGCCAAGATCCTTTTGAGTTCAACAATTATTCCAAGTTCCTGTTCAGCGCCAACAATATTCCCCGTATCAAGGATAAAACCGGAGCCGTTCAGCGGCGTTTGGTGATCGTTCCCTTCGATGCCAAGTTCACCCCCAATGATGCTGACTTCCGCCCGTTCATCAAGGATGAATTGTGTGAACAGGGTTCTATGGAATATCTGGCCTTGCTTGGCCTTCAGGGGTTGAAGCGGGTTCTTGGGAACGCAAAGTTCACCACTTCCAGCAGAGTTCAGGGGCAGTTGGACGAATATGAGGAAAACAACAACCCCATCATTGGGTTCATCAATGAAGTGGGCCTTGACGGGATTGAAAATGAAGCCACCGATTCCGTGTATCGCCGGTATAAGGAATATTGCATTGCAAACAACTTCCAAGCCCTTTCCAAGATTGAGTTTTCCCGGCAGATCACAAAACGCTGTGGCTTCACAACGGTTCCAAAGTGGATCAGAAACCGGAAAACCCGTGTATTTGTGAAAGGCGGTGACACAGAATGAGTGGTTCCAAGAAGGTGTTCACCACATTAGGCAGTTCCAACCATGTTCCTGAAGAACGAGAAGCATTTGATTACTACGCCACCGATCCAAGGGCCGTGGAAATGCTTCTGGAACTGGAACAGTTTTCCCCGGTCATTTGGGAACCGGCCTGTGGTGAAGGCCACATTTCCAAGGTACTTCAGGCCCACGGTTATGAAGTCATTTCAACCGATTTGATTTACCGGGGCTTCGGTGATCCTGAACCGCTGGATTTCCTGAAGGTAACGCTGGACGATTTTGAAGGCGATATAATCACAAACCCGCCATATTCAATGGGGCTTGAATTTGTTCAAAGGGCGCTTGAAAGCGTCCGCCCCGGTGGGAAAGTGGCTATGTTCCTGAAGGTTCAGTTCTTGGAGGGGCAAAAACGGGGTGAGTTCTTCAGGCATACCCCCCCCCGAAAAGTTTATATCAGCCGTTCCCGGCTGGCCTGTTATAAAAACGGTGATATGACCGGGAAACCGGAAAGCGCCATTGCCTATGCGTGGTATGTGTGGGAAAAGGGCTTCACCGGTGATCCGGTGATCAAATGGTTCAACTGAAAGAAAGGATGATTTCAATGTTACCTAAAACCAAAACGGAACGCCATTCCGATATTTGCAAGGAAATCAATGCCTTGTACGCACGAAAAAATCATGACTATGGTGATAGCTTTCACCAGACCTTCACGGAAGAAGGAATGGCAATGCCCCGGATCAGACTTGGGGATAAGCTGGCCCGGTTCAAGAGCCTGACCAAATCCGAGGTTCAGGAAGTCAAGGATGAATCTATCCGTGATACCCTGATTGACCTTGCCAATTACGCCATTATGACGGTTCTTGAACTGGACGATCTGAAAGCGGAGGAACACGCCGATGAACGCTAACCGTTATATGCGGGATTCCTTGCGAACCGCTGACCGTTCCAACATGGATCGGCTGAAGCTGGAATGTGCCTTGGGCCTTTGCGGTGAAGCCGGTGAAGTGGCCGAACAGGTGAAGAAACATTTCTTCCACGGCCATGAACTGGACAAGCGCCACATGATTGAAGAACTTGGTGATGTGGCTTGGTATTTGGCCGTTTTGTGTGATGCCATTGGTTCTGACCTTGATACGGTCATGGAAGAAAACTTGAAAAAGCTGGAACAGCGTTACCCTGAAGGGTTCGATCCTTACCGGTCACAGCACCGGAATGAATTGGGAGGTTGAAGAAAATGAAAATTATCAAGCCTGATGTGCAGTTCATCACCCCGATTGATGGGGCCACCATCCTGAAGCGGTTGGAACAATGTGGCCGTGTCTGCTACAAGTCCGAGGACAAAATCACGGAAGGTTCCGCTGAAAAGTTCGTTGCCGGGATCATCAAGCGTGGGCATGAAGCGGTTCTGGAACATTGTTCCTTCACGGTGAAGTTCATTTGTGATCGTGGGGTTTCCCATGAAATTGTTCGGCACCGGCTGGCGGCGTATTGCCAAGAATCCACCCGATACTGCAACTATTCCAAGGAAGGCTTTGGTTCTGAAATCACCGTGATCAAGCCTTGTTTTTGGGATGAAAACACCTTGGGCGAGAAGGTGAAAATGGATTGTTGGAGAATTGCCATGCGGGATGCTGAAGATGCCTATTTTGCCTTGCTGGATGAAGGCTGTTCCCCGCAAGAAGCCCGTTCTGTTCTGCCTAACAGCCTGAAAACGGAAGTGGTCATGACGGCCAACATTCGTGAATGGCGGCATTTCCTGAAGTTGCGCTGTTCACCCGCCGCACATCCGCAGATGCGGGAAGTGGCCTTGATCCTGTTGGACAAGGTTCATTGGCTGATTCCGGTGTGCTTCGATGATATTTGGAGTGAATACCATGCCGATGTTTAAGAAGTCCGGTGGCAAAATCTTTGGCGTTCAGTTCAACAAAGCTGAAGAACGGGCCTTGGATCAGGAAATCAAGAAACAGATTGTGGAAAATGATCGGGCCTTTGACATGGACAAAGAATCATCCATCCTGTGGATGCTTCACACCCAATTTGGCTTTGGCCCCAAGCGCCTGAAGCTGGCATGGAAGCTGTTCTATGCCGAAACCTTGAAGCTACGGGAATATTACCTGATGGATCAGGAAGATGATGGGTGGCTGGCCCGTAAAAAGTTGAAGGACTTTGGGTGTGACATTGAAGAATGGTACAGAGAAGAAGGAGGGAAAACCGATGCCTAAACCTTGGGAAAATGCTGAAGGGTATCACGATCCGACAGCCTACCACGGCACAAAGAATATCATCCGTGACGAGGATGAACAGCAGAAGCGGGTGAACACCCTGATCTTCGTCCTGAAGTACATCACCCGTTTGGCGGGGTTTGAACTTCTGAACCGTATTGAAATCAAAGACCGTAAGACTGGGAGGGAATACAGATGATGAATAAGCCTTGCCCTTTCTGTGGCGGGGAACCCTTTTTCATGGATAATGATGGGTGGTATTGGGTTCGTTGCAGAAAATGTGGGGTTGAAACACCCGGATCAGATATAAAAGAAATAGCGGAAAATCAATGGAATAGGCGGGTGAAACACCGATGAAGAAAATGCTGGTGGTGCTGACCCTTGTGCTGTTGCTTATGGCCGTGGCCGAGTATTTCAGCATTGATCCCGTTTGGTTCCTGATTGTCTGGTATCTTTCAGACAATATTTCCGCCTGAACAGGTGCTTCTTCAGTAGGGGTTGGAACAGCGTGTGGAACAGGTATGGAATAGATGGTTTTTCTATATCTGTTCCGCACGAAAAACCTTGATTTTCAAGACTTTTTCAGTTGTTTTCAGAGAACGGAACAGATGGAACAGATGTAAATATACTTTCTTCTTATAAAGAAAAAAATATATAAGAAATGTGTATATAAGAAACTGCCCGTTTTATCTGTTCCATGCGTTCCAAACCCTTGAAACCCCTTGATTTTTCGGCATTTATCCACGGTACAGATGCAATGAAAACGGAACAGACTACCCCAGAAAGGATGTGTTACATAGTGAATGACAAAGACCTTTCCCAACAGGCCAAAGAATACTTTGCCCAAATCAGGAAAACGGATCGTTTGATCAATCGGCTTGATAGCACCATTGCAACCTTGCGTTCCAGCTTGACTTCTACCGGAAGCCAACTGAAGCAGGACAAGGTTCAGACTTCAGGCCCCAAAAATACCCTTGAAGAAACCATCACCAAGATCATTGATCTTGAAGCTGATATTAACCGGCGCATTGATGAACTTGTGAGTATGAAACAGGAAGCGTTCACCATGATCAACCGGATTCCTGACCTTGATCAGCAAAACATTCTGATCGGGCGCTATATTCAGTTGAAAAAATGGGAAGATATTTCTGAAGAACTGAACTATTCCATGCAATGGGTTTTTGAACTTCACGGAAAGGGTTTGCTTGCTTTTGCCAAAGCGAACAGCGATTTTCTAAACAACCGAGAAAACCAGAGTGCCACCGCTTCTAAACAGAGTAAAGAATCGGTAGAATAATAAATAAGAAATTGCGCCTACGGGAAACCGGGGCGCTTTTTCCATGCCTGATGAAAGGGGTGATCTGTGATGGCGAAAGGCAAATATGAACAATGGCTGACCGAGGAAGGTTTGCTTCAGCTTGAAGCGTGGGCAAGAAACGGCCTGACGGATGAACAGATTGCCGCTAATATCGGTTGTGCGTGTTCTACCCTTTATGACTGGAAGGGTAAATATTCGGAGATTTCGGAGGCCCTAAAAAGGGGTAAAGACATTGTTGACATTCAGGTTGAAAATGCTTTGCTGAAAAGGGCCTTGGGATATACTTACATCGAAACTACCCAAGAACGGGTTGACGATTATGACCCACACACCGGCTTGAAAACTGGTTCCCACATGGAAGTGACAAAGACTGTGACCAAGGAAGTTCAGCCTGACACCACGGCCCAAATCTTCTGGTTGAAGAACCGGAAGCCTGACACTTGGAGAGATAAGCGGGATGTTGGTATTGAAGGCACCTTGAACACCAACAATCCTTTTGCTGATCTGTCCACCGAGGATTTGAAGAAGTTGATAAACCATGATTGATCCCGTCATTGTACAAGGGGCCAAATGCGAATTGGCAAGGCGTGAGTTCTTCTATTATTGCCAAGTGAAGGCCCCTGACTTTTACAAAGAAGATCGGGCCTTTTTAGTTGACTTCTGTGAACAGCTTCAGGATTTCTATTTTTCTGATGATAAGGTTCTTGTGGTCAACCTTCCGCCCCGGCACGGTAAATCAAGAACCATCGGTTGTTTTGTTGAATGGGTTTTGGGCAAGAATCAGGCCGAAAAAATCATGACCGGTTCTTACAACGAAACACTTTCCACCACCTTTTCAAAGGGTGTCAGAAACACCATTTCTGAAGTCAAAGCCGATAAAAACAAAATTGTTTATAGTGACATTTTCCCCGGCGTTGAGATCAAACGGGGTGATGGTGCTATGAATATGTGGAGCCTTACCACAGGTTACAACAACTATTTGGCAACTTCCCCCACAGGTACGGCCACAGGCTTTGGCGCTTCTATCATGATTATTGACGATCTGATCAAATCAGCAATGGAAGCGAACAACGCCAACACCCTTGAACAGCATTGGACATGGTTCACAGATACAATGCTTTCCCGACTGGAAGAAGGCGGGAAAATCATCATCGTTATGACCCGTTGGCATAGCCTTGATCTGGCCGGTAGAATTATTGACCACTACAAGAGCAAAGGCCAACCGGCGAAAACCGTTATTTACAAAGCGGTTCAGGATGATGGTTCTATGCTTTGCCCGGAAATCCTGTCCAAAGAAAGCTATGAAGAAAAAACCCAACTGATGGGCTTGGACATTGCTTCCGCCAACTACCAGCAACAGCCCATTGATATTAAAGGGCGGCTTTATACCAGTTTCAAAACCTATTCCGAACTTCCCAAAGATGCCAATGGGAAGCTGGTGTTCAGTAAAATTCAGAACTACACCGATACAGCAGACACCGGTGATGATTACCTTTGCAGTATCAACTACGGTGTATATAACGGTGAAGCCTATGTTCTGGATGTGCTTTATACCAAGGAAGGCATGGAGATCACCGAACCGGCTACGGCCAAAATGCTTTATGATGGTAAGGTGAATGTGGCTGATATTGAAAGCAATAACGGCGGCAGAGGATTCAGCCGAAATGTTGAACGGGAACTTCGGGAAAGGTATCAATCTACCCGGTGCATTATGCGACCTTTCCACCAATCTGAAAACAAGATTGCCCGTATTCTTTCAAACAGCACATGGATCATGAACCATCTTTATTTCCCGGTGAACTGGAAAGACCGTTGGCCTGACTACTATGAAGCCATGAACCGTTACCAGAAAGAAGGCAAAAACGCCCATGACGATGCACCGGACGCAACCACCGGTATTGCTGAAAAGGTGGGCGGTGGCCCGGTGTTCAGCTTCGACTAACAACATGATAGTAACAAAATCCCCCGGAAATCGTGTGTTTCCGGGGGATTGCAATTATTAAGCAATGAAGAAAGGCGGTGAAAGCCCGTGTTTGAACAGAAGTACATTCTGAACAAGATTGAACAATGGGCTGAACGCCTTCCATATAAAACTTTGAAGATTGAAGTGGAACTTCCCAATCAGTCTTTGGTTTTAGAGAAAACCCGAAACAGGCCGGTGGGTTTTGCCCCCCCCCGATGGTGAAAGGAAAGGGTGATTGAATATGTTTCTGGATAACGCTATGGAGCGTATCAACCGCCTGATCCTTCAGGGTGGGCGAAACGGCATGACTGAACTTCAGTTTTACGCCGCTGAAATCCGTGAATGGAAGAACAGCCTGAAGCGCATGGATCAGATCAAAGGCGCTGACTACTATGAAGGCCGTCATGACATTCTGAACCGGAAGCGCACAATCATTGGCGCTGATGGCCAACTTCAGGAAGTGGACAATCTTCCGAACAATCGCCTGATTGATAACCAATATGCCCTGATGGTGGATCAGAAAACCAACTACCTTGTGGGCAAGCCCTTCACGGTGAACTGTCAGAACAAAGCCTATGCGGATGCTTTGAACAATGTGTTCAATAAGCGGTTCCACCGGCTTCTGAAGTATGTCTGTGAAGATGCCTTGAATGGTGGCCTTGGCTGGTTGTTCCCGTTCTATGACAAAAAGGGCAATCTGGCCTTCAAGCATTTCCCGGCCTATGAAGTTCTTCCGTTTTGGGCTGACGATGATCATACCATCCTTGATTCCGCTATCCGCCTTTACCCGCAGGAAGTGTGGGATGGATATACCAAGAAAATCATTGAACGGGTTGAACTGTTCAAGACCGATGGCCTTTATCGGTATATCTATGATGGAACTGATCTGAAGCCTGATGTGGAAGCCGGGGAACATGAAAGCTACTTCACCATTGAGGAAGAAGGCAAGGAACCCACCGAATTGAATTGGGAACGGATTCCCCTGATTCCGTTCAAGTATAACAAACAGGAAATCCCCCTGATTCGCCGTGTGAAAACCCTTCAGGACGGAATCAACACCATGATTTCCGACTTTGAAAACAATATGCAAGAGGACGCACGGAACACCATCTTGATCCTGAAGAATTACGATGGTGAAAATCTTGGTGAGTTCCGCCGCAATCTTGCCACCTTCGGAGCCGTGAAGGTTCGTGATGATGGTGGTGTTACCACCCTAACGGTGGAAGTCAATTCCGAGAACTACAAAGCCATTTTGGATGTGTTCAAGAAAGCCCTGATTGAAAACGCCCGTGGCTACGATGCCAAGGATGATCGTTTGGGCGGCAACCCCAATCAAATGAACATTCAATCCATGTATTCTGACATTGACCTTGACGCAAACGGCATGGAAACCGAGTTCCAAGCGGCCTTTGAAGAACTGTTGTGGTTCATCAATAACCACTTCAGTAACACCGGCGTTGGAGATTTCACGGATGATGTGGCGATTGTGTTCAACCGGGATATTCTGATCAATGAATCTGAATCCATTGAAAACTGTTCCAAGTCCGTTGGTATTCTTTCCAATGAAACCATTGTGGAACAGCACCCGTGGGTTACTGATGTTGAAGCGGAAATGGCCCGGTTGCAGAAGGAAAAGGAAGAAGCAATGGAACAAGCACAGGAATACGCCGGTGCCTTCCAGACCGGCAACCAGAACAAAGGTGACGATGGCGAGGGTGAATAACCCCCGCCGTTTCACAATATATGCCGGGGCAGACATTGAGTGTGGCGGGGTGCTATTACTCCTACCCGCCAAAGGGTGAAATTCCCTTCCCCGGCCCATCATGGCCCGTTAGTCAAGTGGTTAAGACACCGCCCTTTCACGGCGGTAACGCCGGTTCGATCCCGGCACGGGCTACCATGCTTCCCTGTTGGACTTGGCTGAAAATGCTTGCGGGGCCTTCAGCCCTGATGGGGAAGTCTTATTTGCTGAAGTGGATGGAATAGGCAGACACGGCGGATTCAAAATCCGTTGCCGCAAGGCGTGTGGGTTCAAATCCCACCTTCAGCACCATTTTTCAGGATTGGAGGAACCGGCCATGAGAAATGCGGACTATTGGCGTGGACGGTTTTCCATCTTGGAGGACAGCGCCCACCAAGAAGCCCAGCGAACCATTCAGGACATGGAAGAACTGTATTTGGATGCCCAGCGTTCAGTTCAGAAGGAAATTGAAAGCTGGTATGCCCGTTTTGCGGTGAACAACCAAATCAGCCTGACCGATGCCCGGAAATGGTTGACCGCTGGACAGCTTGAAGAATTTCATTGGAGCGTTGAACAGTATATCAAGATCGGTGAACAGGCCGGGTTGGATGCGGCATGGCTGAAGAAGCTGGAAAATGCGTCCGCCCGGTTCCACATTTCCCGCCTTGAAGCTGTTCAGACAGGTATTCAGCAACAGCTTGAATTGCTGTATGGCAATCAGGTTGATAGTCTGGATGCCCTGTTGAAGAAAGTTGTGGGCAATGGCTACACCCACACGGCCTTTGAGGTTCAGAAGGGCGTTGGCCTTGGTTGGGATATTACCGGGCTGGATCAGAAGAAACTTGAAACCTTGCTTTCAAAGCCTTGGACAACGGACGGGCGAACCTTCCGGGATCGCTGTTGGCTGAACAAGAATGATTTGGTGGGTTCGGTCAGTAAGAGCCTGACGCAAGGGCTTCTTCGGGGTGATTCCCCGTCCAAGATCACCACGGCCATTCAGAAGCAGTTCGGGGTTCATCGGTATAAGGCGGGGCGGTTGGTCAATACAGAAACCACCTATTTCAACGCCGTTGCCACAAAGGAATGTTACAAGGATTTGGATGTTGAAATGGTGGAAATCATTGAAACGCTGGATTCCCATACCTGTTCCATTTGTGGTGGGCTTGATGGTACGGTGATCCCCATTTCCCAATATGAACCCGGCGTGACCGTGCCACCCTTCCACCCCAACTGTCGAGGAACTACGGCCCCGGCCATTGATCCCAAGTATGCCGGTGAAAGAGCCGCCCGGAACGCCGATGGGGATGTGTACTATGTTCCCGCCAACATGAAATATGCTGATTGGGTTCAGACCTTCGTGAACGGAGGTTCTAAGGCTGGCTTGACAGCCGCAACCGCTACGGCTATATTGGATATAGTGGAACAGGCCACCGGAGCCAAGAAAGGAACTTCGATGGCGATTCAAGATGCTGTCAAGGGAGCGAACCCCAACTATTCACGGGGAAGCGCCTATGGCGTGAACTGTCAGCGTTGTGTTCAGGCGTATGAATTTCGCCGCCGTGGATATGATGTGGTTGCAAAGCCCAAGCCTTCCACCAATAACATTATTTCTTGGGGTTCTGAATGTTTCATTCAGCCGGGGGCATATCAATATTCCTATCAAGCCTACGCATTGAACCAGACGGAAGCCGCCGTGAAAAAGGCGTTGGCAAATGCCCCCGATGGTTCCCGCTTTTCCATTTATATCAAATGGAAAAGAACCTATGGCGGAAGCGCCCATGTGTTCATTGCGGAAAAAACCGGTGGTGTAGTCCATTACCTTGATCCCCAAACCGGGAATATGGACGCTTCCGATTACTTCACCAGAGGTTCCAAAGGGTGTTTTGGCTATTTCCGGTTGGATGATAAGGCGCTGACAACTGACCCCAACATTATTTCTGCTACTGTGGAGGTGAAATGATATGACCGAACAGGAAGCACGGGAAATCCTTCAGAAGTTCCGTGAAAAGGATGATGATACCGGTGAAGAATACGGCTATATCATTCAGGAATGTTGTGGAAGGGATGGAACCGGATATGTGTTCCGATGCAAAGCGGAAGGCGCTGTGTATGGGAAAGATGCAAGCCTTCCCTTGATGGCCGTATATCCTGATGGAACGGTTTTGAACACCCCAATTTAATATCTGATGATTTGACCACCCCGGCCTTTGGCCGGTGGTGGTTTTTTCATACCATCGCCGTTTTGGATTTGTGGGCGGTAAACAGAAATCTAAATAAAATCGTGGTTCCTAACCCACGGTAAAAAAGGATTTGGAGGTTATCACTATGACAAAGGAAAATCTGTTGGAATGGGGCTTGACCGAGGAACAGGCCAATAAGGTCATGGAGGGCCTGAACGGTTCCTTCGTTACCAAAAGCCGCTTCAATGAGGTCAACACCGAACTGACCAACGCAAAGAACACGATCAAAGAGCGTGACACCCAGCTTGAAACGCTGAAGAAGTCCACAGGTGACACCAAGGCGCTTCAGGATCAGATCACACAGCTTCAGACCGACAACGCCAACCAGAAGAAGGCCCATGAAGCCGAACTGAAGGCGCTGAAAATCGGCAACGCCGTTGATATGGCATTGACCGGAGCCAAGGCCAAGAACAACACCGCTGTTAAGGCGCTGATGGCTGATTTTCTTGCCAAGGCTGAACTGGCCGATGATGGCACGGTGAAGGGCTTGAGTGACGAAATCAAGAAGCTGGTGGACGGTCAGGACACGGCTTTTCTGTTTGACACCAAGGCCCCTGATAAGAAGTTCAAGGGTGCCAAGCCCGGTGAAAAGAGTGATACACCCCCGGCCGGTGATGATCCTTCCAAAATGACCTATGATGAACTGTGTCAGTATTTGGAAGCCCACCCGGATGCAAAGTTGGACTAACCAACACCCCTACAAATCTTATTTTTAGAAAGGAAGTTTTGAACTATGCCTAACAACAAGTTTGATTCCAAGAGTTTCAATGCTGAAGCGTTCAAGTACATGGTGGCCCGTGTTCCCAACCTGAACATGAACGAAATCAAGAAATCCCGTGCATTGGCCGCAAACCCTGACATTCAGGAAGTGTTCAGCGGTCAGAACGGCACCGCTTACGCCCGTCTTGCCATGCGTGGCCTGATTGACGGTGATGCGGTGAACTATGACGGTTCTACCGACATTACCGCCACTTCCACCAAGACCTTTGAACAGGGCGTTGTGGTGGTTGGCCGTGCCAAGGCATGGAAAGAGCGTGATTTCTCCTATGATGTGACCGGTGGCGTTGATTTCATGGCGAATATCAGCGAACAGGTCGCACAGTACAAGGATGAACTGGATGAAGCCACCATTCTTTCCATCCTGAAGGGCATTTTTGCCATGTCCACCACCGATGCCAAGAACAAGGAATTTGTGGAGAAGCACACCACCACCGTTTCCGGTGCTATGACCGCCACCACCCTGAACACGGCGGCAAACAAGGCTTGCGGTGCGAACAAGAAGAAGTTCACTTTGGTTTTCTGCCATAGTGATGTTTCCACCGGCCTTGAAAACCTGAACCTGATCGAACGCCTGAAGTACACCGACAAGGACGGGATTCAGCGTGATTTGGAATTGGGTACTTGGAACGGCAAACTGGTGATCGTCACCGATCAGATGCCTGTTTCTGAAGGCTATTTTGATGCCGACGCCAACACCGATGGCGCTTTGAAGATCGTTGCTTCTGGCACCCCCGCTGATGGCGAAATCCTTCTGTCCAAGGTCACGCCCTACTTCGGTTCCAAGACCCTTGCGGCCAATGATTATGTGGTTGCTGGTGTTCAGTACACCACCTACGCTATGGGCAACGGTGCTTTCTCCTATGAGGACATCGGCGTGAAGGTTCCCTATGAAATGGCCCGTGACCCCAAGACCAATGGCGGTGAGGATTTGCTGTATATGCGTCAGCGTAAGGTTTTCGCCCCCTTCGGTGTGTCCTATGAGAAGAAAACGCAGGCAAGCGCCAGCCCCACGGCGGCTGAACTGGAAAACGGCGGCAACTGGACGCTGGTTCATTCCGGTGAAAGCGCCGCAAGTCAGCGTTCCTACATCAATCACAAGTCCATTCCCATTGCCCGGATTCTTTCCCGTGGCTAAAGGCGGTGAACCCCGTTGCGTGAAAAAGTGGTTGTAATGCTAACGGCCCTTGGCGTGGCGGGGGCCGCTGATGATCCGCTGTTGGATATTGTCTTGAACAATGTTCAATGGCGGATCAAAAACCTTTCCAACCTTTCCGAAATCCCGGAGGGGTTGGAAAGTCTGGCCGTTTCTATGGCCGTGGGCGAATACCTGAACATGAAGAAGTGTTCTGGACAGCTTGAAGGGTTTGATTTGGATGCGGCGGTGAAATCCATTCAGGAAGGTGACACCAACATCACCTTTGCCCTTGGTGAAGGTAGTTCAACCCCTGAACAGAGGTTGAACAGCCTGATTGATTATCTGATCAACGGGCGCATTGGTGAAATCTACCGTTATAGGCGGTTGGTATGGTAAATAAGGCCGTGCGAACCGCCTTGGAACGGTTGTGGAAGGATCGGTGTTCTATCTTCATTCGTGAGGAAGTCACCGATCCTGTCACCCACCTGACGGATTCTGAAGAAAAGCCGCTTTTTCAGGATCAGCCGTGCAAGCTGTCTTTTGAAACATTAACTTCAACCAATGGGGATGAAGTGGCAACCGCCCAACAGGTGGTGAAGCTGTTCCTTTCCCCGGATGTGAAGGTTCCCGCAGGATGTAAGATCATTGTCACCCGGCCAAATGATGTGGAACGAACCTTCACCTATTCCCGTTCCGGTGAACCGGGTGTTTTCTCCAACCATCAAGAAATCATGCTTGAACCCTTCAGGGGGTGGGCCTGATGGGAAGATGGGGCCGGTGTGATTACCGGGAACTGAAGAAGCTGGATGAACGCCTTCAACAGCTTTCGGAAGTTGACATGGATCGGCTTTGCCGGGATGCCGCCAAGAAGGTTGCCCAAATCCTTCTGAACAAGGTGAAGAAAAGAACCCCGGTTGGTGTGGTTCCGTCCTATGCTACGGATGAAGCCAAGCAGGAATATTGGGCCGGTTACAGCGGTGGTTCCTTGCGTGATGCTTGGACGATCCTTCCCATTGAAAAACATGGGGATCAGTACACCGTGACCATCATCAACAACTTGGAATATGCGTCCTATGTGGAATACGGCCACCGGCAAACGCCGGGGCGCTATGTTCCCGCCTTGGGTAAGACCCTGAAGGCAAGTTGGGTGAAGGGGCGGTTCATGCTGACGATTTCCGAACAGGAAGTGAAAACCTTGGCCCCGTCCATCCTGAATGATATGTTGTATGAAGCCTTGAAGGGGGTGTTCAGTTGATCAATGAAATCATCAAAGGTGTTTCCATGAAGCTGAACGCCACCTTTGGGGCCGGGTACAAAATCTATCAGAATGATGTGGAACAGGGCTTCAAAGAACCCTGTTTTTTCATTGCCGTTCTGAAGCCTGACATTTCCCCGTTGCAAAAGAACCGGTTCATGAACCGGAACCCGCTGGATGTTCACTATTTTCCCACCAGCGGGAGAAACAACGCTGAATTGTTCACTATGGCCGGGGATTTGATGGAATGTTTGGAGTTCATCACCCTTCCCAATGGGGATGTGCTTCACGGAACTTCCATGAGTTATGAAGTTGAAGATGGGGTTCTTCACTTCTTCGTCAACTTCAATCTGACACTATCCCGCCCGTCCGAGGAAACCCCAATGGAAACCTTGGATGTGGATGTGGAGCCAAAGAAAGGGTGATTGAATGGCTACCAGAAAGAAAGCCACCACCGCACAGGAACCGCCCATCACGGCCCCGGTGGTATTCCCCAAAGAAAAAGTGTTGACCTTCAGGCGTTACGCCAACCGGCGTGATCTGCTGTCTATCCTTTTGGAAGATGGGAAGGAATACACCCATGATCAGATTGATGGGCTGATCAAAGATTTTTATGAAAGGTAAGGTGAACTAATATGGCCCTTGGCGGCGGCACCTTCTTGGTGCAGAACAAGGTTCTGCCCGGTGCATATATCAACTTCATTTCTGTGGCGCAGGCAAGCGCCACCCTTTCTGACCGTGGCATTGTCACCATCCCCCTTGCCATGAATTGGGGGCCTGAAGGCAAGATTTTCACGGTGGAACAGGCTGACTTCATCAAGAACAGTCAGAAGATTTTCGGCTATGCGTACACGGCGGATGAACTGAAGCCCATGCGTGAAATCTTCCTTCACGCCAAGACCGTTCATTTCTTCCGCCTTGGTTCCAGCGGCGTGAAAGCGTCCAACACCTACGCAACGGCCAAATACCCCGGCACCCGTGGCAATGATCTTCGGGTTGTGATCACGGCCAATGAAAACAGCACCGAACAGAAGCCCCTGTTCGATGTGGAAACCTTCTTGGGAACCGTTCAGGTTGATCTTCAGGAAGGTGTGGCCGCTATCACCGGCCTGAAGGCCAATGACTATCTGGATTGGAAGTCCAGCGGAACCCTTTCCTTGACCGCTTCCTTGCCCCTGACGGGCGGCACCAATGGCACCGTGGCCGATTCCGACTATCAGACCTATCTTGATCAGGCGGAAGCGTACACCTTCAACGCTATGGGTTGCACCGAGAGCAAGGCCACCATCACCGCCCTGTTTGCGGCTTTCGCAAAGCGTATGCGTGATGATGTGGGCAAGAAGTTTCAGGTGGTTCTTTTCCGCAAGCTGGCCGACTATGAAGGCGTTGTGAGCGTCAAGAACGGCCTGACTTCCGACAAGACTTCCACCGCCCTGATCCCTTGGGTTACGGGTGTGATCGGCGGCACGGCGGTCAATAAGAGCGCCACCAACATGACCTATGATGGTGAATACGATGTGGACACCGATTTCACGCAGACCCAGCTTGAAAACGGGATCAGGGAAGGTTCCTTCATGTTCCATCGTGTGGATGAAGCGGTGTGTGTCCTGACCGACATTAACAGCTTCATTTCCATCACGGATGAAAAGTCCAGCGACTTTTCCAGCAACCAGACGATCCGAGTTTTGGATCAGATCGCCAATGATATTGCCGTTCTGTTCGGCAAGAAGTATCTTGGCAAGGTTCCCAATGATGCCGCTGGCCGGATTTCCCTTTGGAACGATATTGTGAAGCACCACACGGAACTTCAGGATATTCGGGCCATTGAGAACTTCAGCGGCGAAAATGTGACGGTTGAAAAGGGCGATACCAAGAAATCCGTGGTGGTTACTGACTATGTGACCCCCGTGAACGCTATGGAACAGCTTTATATGACCGTCTATGTTCAGTAAGGAGGTACAACCATCATGGCAGATAGAACCATCATGAACGCCAAGGATGCTGTTTCCGCTTCCTTGGCTGAATGTTTCGTGACCATCGGGGATAACCGTTACAATTTCATGCAGGCTATCAACCTTGAAGCCAACTTTGAGAAGAACAAAACGGAAGTTCCCATTTTGGGCAAGACCGGCAAGGGCAATAAGGCCACCGGCTGGAAGGGTACGGGTTCCGCCACCTTCCACTATAACACTTCCATCTTCCGTGAGCTGATGAAGCGTTATAAGGACACCGGCGAGGATGTCTATTTTGACATTCAGGTGACAAATGAAGATCCCACTTCTTCTGTGGGCCGTCAGACCGTGATCCTGAAGGATTGCAATATGGACGGCGGCTTGCTTGCCAAGTTTGACGCTGATGCGGAATACTTGGATGAAGATATGGACTTCACCTTTGAAGATTTCGAGATGCCCGAAACCTTCAGCCTTTTGGCCGGTATGCAGTAAGCAGAGCGCCCCGGCCTTACTTCGGTAGGGGCCGGGGCCTTTTTTCGTATCAAAATATAGGAGGAAAAAACAATGAGCCTGTCCGCTTTTTTGGCTGAAAACGCCGTTCCCGTTGAGAACATCAAGTTTGTTGCTTCCAAACGCTTCTTGGGTGAGGATGGCAACCCCATTCCTTGGGAGATCAAGACCATCACCGGCACCGAGGATGAAGCCCTTCGGAAGTCCTGTGCCAAGCGTGTTCCGGTTCCCGGCAAGAAGAACCAGTATCAGAAGGAAACCGACTATGATCTTTACCTTGGCAAGCTGGCCGTGGCTTGTACTGTGTTCCCCAATCTGAATGATAAGGAACTTCAGGACAGCTACAAGGTCATGGGCGCTGATGCCCTTCTGAAAACCATGCTGACCCCCGGCGAATATGCCGAATACCTGACCAAGATTCAGGAAGTGTGTGGTTTTGATACCACCATGCAGGATGAGGTTGATGAAGCAAAAAACTAATCTGTGAAGGTGATGGTGAAGCGAACATTGCTTACTATTGCCTTCACGAACTTCATTTGACACCTTCCGCCTTTTATGCTTTGCCCCGCCGTGAACGGGCTTTCATCATTGCGGCCATTGATGTTCGGGTGGAAGCTGAAAAGAAGAAGCAGAAGGAAATTGAACGAAAACAGCGCCGGGGCCGCCACCATTAAGGCCCCGGCTTCTATTCTCCAAGAAAGGTGGTGATCCCTGTGGGAAACATCCGGGCCGCTATTGCCCTTTATGATGGTGTTACCAGCCCCCTTCAGAGTATGCACAAGGCAATGGGGGTTGTGCTGAACACCTTTGAAGCCATGCAACAGGCTTCCGGTAGAGCCGTTGACACGGCGGCAATCCGGGAAGCCCGTGAAGAATGGGCGAGAGCGGGAACCGCCTTTGATACCATTGAAGAAAATATCAGGAACGCCAACAACGAACAGCAGAATTTCAACAATTCCATCCGTGGGGGTAGCAATTCCGCCAACGGGCTTCTGTCCATCATCAAGAAAGTTGCCATTGCCGCTGGCGGTATTGCCGGGATCAATAAGGCGCTGAATATTTCGGATGAATTGGCAAGCACCAAGGCCCGATTGAATTTGCTTGTGGATGATGGCGGTTCCGTTGAAGCCTTGGAACAGAAGATCATGGCTTCCGCCCAGCGTTCCCGATCCGTTTATTTTGACACAGCTTCCGCCGTTGCGAAACTTGGCCTGAACGCTGGTAACGCCTTCGGTGGCAATATGGATCAGGTCATTGCCTTCATGGAACAGGTGAACAAGCAGTTCGTTATTGGCGGCGCTACGGCCCAAGAACAGAGCAACGCCATGATCCAGCTTACACAGGCAATGGCGGCGGGTGCGCTTCGTGGTGAAGAACTGAACTCTATTCTGGACGGTGCGCCGGGTATCGCAAGAGCCATTGAAAAATATATGGGCATTGCGGAAGGTTCCATCAAGACGGTTGCACAGGAAGGCAAGGTAACGGCTGAAGTGGTGAAGAACGCCATGTTTGCTATGGCGGACGAAACCAACGCAAAGTTCGATTCCATGCCCAAGACTTGGGCGCAGATTTGGGCCGGGATGAAGAATCAGGCCCTTTCCATGTTCGCCCCGATCCTGACCAAAATCAATCAGATTGCCAATAGTTCCAAGTTCCAACAAGTGACCACGGCCCTGATCAATGGCCTTGCCGGGGTTGCCAATATTGCTTCTTCGGTGCTGGATATTCTGATTTCCATTGCTTCCGTGATCGTTGATAATTGGAGTTGGATTCAGCCTATTATCATGGGCATTGTGGCCGCTATGCTGATCTATAACGGTGTCATGTTGGTTGGAAATACCATTATGGCGGTTCAGGCCGCAGTTAAGGCAATTCACACAGCAATGACCACCGCTTGGAGCGTTGCCACCTTTACCGCAACAGCGGCCCAGCAGGGCCTAAATGCGGCGCTTTTGGCTTGCCCCATTACATGGATCATCCTTCTGATTATCGCCGTGATTGCGGCTATCTATGCGGCTTGTGCGGCGGTTGCAAAGTTCACCGGTATTGCCAATAGCGGCTTCGGTGTGATTTGCGGCGGAATCATGGTGGTGATCGCCTTCTTCAAAAACCTTGGCCTGTCCGTGGCGAATATTGCCTTGGGTATCTGGAACGCTTTGGGGGCTTGTGCTTCCAATATCGGAACCGCCTTCCATAATGTCATTTCCAATGTTCAGGGATGGTTTTATAACCTTCTTTCTACGGCCCTTACAGTTGTGGCCGGTATTTGTGAAGCCCTGAACAAGTTGCCCTTCGTTGAGTTCGACTATTCCGGGATCACCAGCAAAGCAAGCGAATATGCGGCCAAGTCCGCTGAAGCCTATGGGAATGTTGAGGAATATAAAAGCGTTGCAGATGCCTTCAATGAAGGAATGTCTACCTTTGACACCTTCCAAGATGGTTGGGCCGCTGATGCTTTTGCTTCCGGTGCCGCTTGGGGTGATGGTGTGGCCGATAAGGTTTCCGGTATGTTTGATTTTTCCGCCTTGGATTCTATGGGGGCTGATTCTTTGGATGCCTTCAACCTTGGTAATGATCTTGATAGCATTTACGGGAACACCGGCGATATTGCAAACAACACAGCGGCCACCGCTGATGCCTTGGATATTGCTGAAGAAGATTTGGCCTATCTTCGTGACATTGCGGAGCGTGAAGCAATCAACCGGTTCACTACCGCTGAAATCAAGGTTGAACAGCACAATGAAAACCACATTTCCAAAGATGCTGATTTGGATGGGATCATGGATGCTTGGGCCAATGACTTTGCTGAAAAGCTGGAAGTTTCTGAAGAAGGGGTGCATGAGTAATGGCGTATAAACTGTATATGGCGGGAACGCTTATGCCCATCACCCCTTCCAAGGTGACGGTAAAGATCAATAACCAGAACAAAACCATGACCCTGATCAACGGGGAAGAAATCAACATTCTGAAGGCCGCTGGCCTTTCGGATGTGTCCTTTGAATTGGTTCTTCCCCAAGTGTCCTATCCCTTCAGCAACGGTGGAGCGCAAAGCGCCGCCTATTACCTGTCCTTGTTTGAACGGCTGAAGGTGAGCAAGACCCCGTTCCAATTCATTCTGAACCGGCAGAAGCCCGGTGGCGGGATGTTCCATTACACCAATTTGACCGTTGGCCTTGAAACCTATGAAATCACCGATGATGCCGGTGAAGGCTTTGATGTGAAGGTGAAGATCAACCTGAAACAGTACAGAGCCTATGGCACCAAGACCGTGACCGTGCAACCGGCCAAGACTTCCGGGGGAACCGCCACCGCAACGGTTAAGGCGGCACCCCGGCCCACCACAACGGCCCCGAAAGCCGCCACCTATACGGTGAAATCTGGTGATTGCCTTTGGAACATTGCCAAGAAGCAGTTGGGCAACGGGGCCGATTACACGAAAATCTATAATCTGAACAAGGACAAAATCAAGAACCCGAACCTGATCTATCCCGGTCAGGTTCTTACTTTGCCTTCCTGAAAGGGGTGATTCCGTTTGGCAGTTGAATTGTTCATCCAGCATAACAGCACCATTCAATTCCCCGTTGTCAAGGAAGGCGCACGGCTGACCTTGGAACGCAAGGGAACCCCCGGCAAGTTGGAGTTCACCGTTGTCAAGGGGCCGGGGCTGAACTTTGCTGAAGGTGATCCGGTGAAGCTGACTGTGAACGGAACCGCCATGTTCTATGGGTTTGTGTTCAAGAAAAAGCGTGACAAGGGCGGCACCATTGATGTTGTGGCCTATGATCAGTTGCGTTATTTGAAGAATAAGGACACCATCACGGAAGAAGGGCTGAAGGCTTCTGACCTTCTGAAGCGCATTGCAACAGATTTCCGGTTGAACCTTGGCACGGTGGAAGATACCGGTTATACCCTTGAAACCATCGTGGAAGAAAACCAAACCCTGTTTGATATGATCCAGAGCGCCCTTGATGAAACCCTGATGAATACCAAACAGCTTTATGTTCTATATGACGATGCCGGGAAGCTGACCCTGAAGAACATCAATACCATGAAGCTGAACCTTTTGATTGATGAAGAAACCGGGGAAAACTTCAGCTATGAATCCAGTATTGATGAACAGACCTATAACAAGATCAAGCTGGCCTATAACGATGAAAAAACCGGTAAGCGGGAATTGTTCATTGCACAGGACGGGGCGAAAATGAACCAATGGGGTGTTCTTCAGTATTTTGAAGAAGTTCAGACCAAAACGGGCGCTTCCGCCAAGGCGGATGCCCTGTTGAAGCTGTACGATCAGAAAACTCGCAAGCTGACCATTCAGAACGCTTTCGGTGATGTGCGAGTTCGTGCTGGAAGCGCCGTGGTGGTGGCCCTGAACCTTGGCGATATTGTCACCAACAATTACATGGTGGTGAACAAAGTCACCCATACCTTCAGGGGTGATGAACACATGATGGAACTTGACCTGATCGGGGGTGAATTTATTGCCTAATCCTGTTGAAGTGGTAAAACGGGCGGCGGTGGAAGCTGTGGAAGCCGGGAAACCGGTGAACATCCTGTTTGGAACTGTCCTTTCCGCTTCACCCTTGAAAATTCAGGTGGATCAGAAATCCATCTACACTTCCAAAATGCTGATCCTGACCCGGAATGTGACTGATTTTGAAGTTGATATGACGGTGAACCACAGCACCGAGGACAAAGGCGGTGGTTCTGGTGCGGCGGCTTATGAAGCCCACAAACACGCCTATGTTGGCAAGAAAACCTTCAAGGTTCACAACGCTTTGAAGGCCGGTGAAAAGGTGCTTCTGATCCGGGTTCAGCAAGGAAAGAAATTCGTGGTTATTGACCGAGTAAAGGGGGCTTGATGATGATTCCGCAAGTGCAGGATGATATTAAACAGGATTTCACCATTGAAACCCTTCCAAGCCGTACTTTCAGGATGAACCACAACAACCTGACCATCATCGGCACCATTGATGAAATCCAAGCTGTGGAACAGGCGGTTTTTCTGATCCTGAACACAGAACGCTATGAATGGTTGATCCATTCTTGGGATTATGGGGTTGAACTTCATAATCTGATCGGGAAAGATGTGGAATACTGTATTCCCGAAATTGAACGCCAGGTTCGTGAAGCCTTGCTTCAGGATGATAGGATCACGGCGGTTCAGAACTTTGAATTTACGGTGAACAAAAAGAAAGTGCTGACTACCTTCACGGTGGTCAGCATTTTTGGCGAAATCAATGCAGAATTGGGGGTTGAAATCTGATGTATGAAGCACAGACCTATGAAGCAATCCTTTCCCGGATGCTTCAGAAGGCGCTTTCTATCAATGGCAATTTGGACACCCGTGAAGGTTCGTTGGTTTGGTGCGGTGATGCCCCCGCCGCCGTGGAATTGCAGAACCTTTATATTGCCCTTGATACGGTGCTGAATGAAACCTTTGCAGACACCGCAACCCGCCCTTATCTCATTTTGAGGGCGGCAGAAAGGGGGCTGAAACCGCAACCGGCAAGCCCCGCCGTGTTGCAGTTGAGCATTACACCAACCACCTTGCACCTTCCCATGAACACCCGCTTTTCCATTGGAGAACTGAACTATTATGTTTCGGCTGACCGTGGAAGTGGTAAGTATGAAATCACCTGTGAAACCGCTGGTGAAGCCGGTAATGACTACACCGGAACGGTGATTCCCATTGAGTATGTGGACGGGCTTGAAACCTGTTCCATTTCCGCCGTGGTGATCCCCGGTGAGGATGAAGAAGATACCGAGGTTTTCAGACAGCGTTACATGGATAGCCTGAACGCCCAAGCCTTCGGCGGCAACCGTGCGGATTATCTGGAAAAGGTGAACGCCATTCCCGGCGTGGGCGGTGTGAAGGTATATCGGGTTTGGAACAGCGATTTGAACCCGGCCAAGCTGATCCCGCCCACGGGAACCGACACTTGGATCAGCGGCCTTTCCGGTGTGTCCGAGGAAATCAAGGCGTGGTTGGATGCCGTGTATGCGGCGGGAGCCAATAGCAAGCTGACCGTGGGCGGAACCGTGAAGCTGGTGATCATCAACAGTTCCTTCAAGAAGCCTTCGGAAGCCCTTGTGGATCAGGTGCAGACCGCAGTTGACCCCCTTCAGAACGCCGGTGAAGGTGTGGGCATTGCCCCCATCGGCCATGTGGTGAGGGTTGAAGGCGTGGGTGAAGATACCATCAACCTTTCCTTCGATCTGTACTATCAGCGGGAATGGAGTTGGGATGATGTTTCCGCCTATGTCACGGAAGCAATCAACGGTTACTTCTTGGAACTGGCCCAAAGTTGGGCAGACCAGAATGAAGCCCTTGTGGTTCGTATCAGTCAGGTGGAAAGCCGCCTGTTGGGAATCACCGGTATTCTGGATATTGCCAACACCAAGATCAACGGTGAAGCGGCGAACTGTACCCTGACCCTTGACCACATTCCGGTTTTGGGAACCATTGAGCCGGGAACCATCGTGATCAGCGGATAAGGGGGCCGGGAGCATGGAACGAAAACTGATTGATTATCTTCCTTATGTCATTCGTGATTATGCGGAGTTTCAGGGGATCATGGGGAGCGAACAGCCGGAAATTGAAAAGGCGTGGAACACCACGGATGATCTTCTTGATAACCAGTTCATTCCCACCGCTGGAAACATGGGCCTTTCCCGGTGGGAAAAGATTTTGGGGATCACCCCCAAAGGCACGGACAGTCTTGAAGATCGCCGGTTCCGTATTCTGACCCGGATCAATGAAGAACTTCCGTACACCTTGCCCCAGCTTCGGAACATCCTTGAAACGCTGTGCGGGAAGGGTAACTATTCCGCTGATGTGGAAGAAGGCACCTATCAGCTTCTTGTGAAAATCGGGTTGGCCGCAAAGAACAACTTCAATGATGTTGAATCTTTGCTGAACCGGGTTGTTCCCCAAAACATGGTTGTGACCTTGCTTCAGCTTTATAACACCCATGCGGAACTTGGGCGGTTCACCCATGCCCAGCTTGCCGCCTATACCCATAATCAGTTGAGAAACGAGGTTTTGAAGAATGGCGAATAAAACAACCAACTACAAGCTGACTAAACCCCTTGAATCTGAATTTTATGATGTAGGGGTTCAGAATGAAAACATGGATAAGATTGATACCCAAATGAAGGCCAATGCGGATGCCGTTGAAGCCCTTCAGAAAGGTCAATCCGGGAAGGCTGATCTGGTGGATGGTAAGGTTCCCGCCGAACAGCTTCCCAACATGAACTATGATCCCAAAGGTACGGCCCAAAACAAGGTGAGCGAACACAACCTTGATCAGACCGCCCACCCGTATCTGTTGAACCAGATCGGAACCTGTGTGGAAGCCGCACAGAACGCACAGGATGCCGCAAATGCGGCCTTGGATGCTGTGTCCGGTATCGTCTATACCATCAATGTTCTTCCTTCGCAGAATGGCACCCTGACCTATAACGGACAGGCCCAAAGCCCTTCTTGGAACGCTTATAACCCCGATGCGCTGACCTTGGGCGGCGTGACTACCGGCACCAATGCGGGAACCTACACGGCCACTTTCACACCCAAGGGGCGGTATAAGTGGGCAGACGGTACGCAGAGCGCCAAGGAAGTGACTTGGACGATCAACGCCGCCACCATGACGATCCCCACGCAGAGCAACAGCCTTACTTATACCGGTTCGGCCCAAAGCCCCACTTGGAACAACTATGACAGCGGGAAAATGACGCTTGGAGGAACTACCAGCGGCACGAACGCCGGTTCCTACAATGCCACCTTCACGCCGAAAACGAACTACAAGTGGGCTGATGGAAGCACCGGGGCCAAAACGGTTGCTTGGAGCATTGCCAAGGCCGCTGGTAGTTTGTCTTTGAATAAGACTTCCATCAAACTGACCGCCGCAAAGACCACGGACACCATCACCGTGACAAGGGCGGGTGATGGTAAGATTACGGCCACTTCCAGCGCCCCCACGGTGGCTTCTGTGAGTGTTTCCGGTTCGGTGGTAACTGTTACCGCCAAGGCCGAAGGAAGCGCCACAATCACCGTCAGCGTGGGCGCTGGCACCAACCACACGGCCCCGGCCAATAAGACCTGTTCCGTTGAAGTGACATTGCCCACCAAGGTTCTGAACGATAACAGTTGGGCAACCATCCGGGAAGTCAGTTCCGCAGGTTTGGGGGCCAACTATTGGGCCGTTGGTGATGTGAAATCCATCGTTCTGAATGGCACCGTGAGGAATTACACTTTCAGCAACTTGACCGTGAACGCCTTTATTTTGGGCTTCAACCACAATTCCGCCAAGGAAGGTGCAAACAAGATTCACTTCCAGATCGGGAAGATCGGTTCCACGGCAGTTGCTTTGTGTGATAGCAATTATAACAACACCGGTGATGGTTTCCGCATGAATACCAGTCAGACGAACAGCGGCGGTTGGAACGCTTCACACATGAGAAAAACCGTATTGGGCAACAGTAACACCCCCACAAGCCCGTTGGCGAATAGCTTGATGGCGGCGCTTCCCGCCGATTTGAGGGCGGTTATGCAACCCGTGACCAAGTACACCGATAATACCGCCAACGGTGGCGGCAATGTTCAGACTTATGTAACGGCCACCACCGATTACTTGTTCTTGCTTGCTGAATTTGAAGTGTTTGGAACAAGAAGCTATGCAAATAGCTATGAACAGAATTATCAGGCACAATACGATTACTACAAAGCCGGTAATAGTAGAGTAGCCTATAATCATTCCGCCGTGTCCACGGCGGTGTGGTGGTGGCTTCGTTCCCCTTATTACAACAACTACAATTATTTCCAGTTTGTCTACACGGATGGCAACAACAACATTAACGGTGCCAA